ACGACCTGTTGAAGCAACCACACAAACACGACAGGTAATTCGGATTGGATATGACCCGTCTCTATGTGGATGTGGTCGCAGAAACGAAGAAGGTAGTACAGGATGCACACGCTTTCCAGGATGTCTCGATGCCAATTGGTATTAATACCCAAACAGCATCGTAGCACGACCACCATAGACCTTCAAGATATTATACGTCTGTGCATAACAGAAGAGCCACAATCGTTTCACTGGTGCTCCAAAGGCGAATCGCAACTCTTTTTTCATAATGCGATTCATATTGGCCTCGCCGACACATACACTCGGCGGATAGTAGCCACTTTGGGTAGCAAAGGGTAAACAATACATGTAGCGATTCAGCCAAGGACTTTTTCGTTCCTCATAACTTGGTAAAATACTTCTGTACATTGCACAATTCTCTGTGCTTGTGCGGACGTAAGAGCCTTCATAGATGAGTTCAATAAGACTGAATGGCTCAGACCCACGAGTGCTAAATCCAGGAACAAGAGGGGCAACGTAGGCTGTATTGAGACCAGTGCAATCTGGCCACCAAGGCGCATACGGAGTATCTACGCCACTGAGGTCTCGTGTTCCTAAGAAGAAGGCATTATAGGCAGGAGCATACCAATTCTGTGCCATCCAATACAAGTGGCGCGTAGGATTTGCTAGTTCAAGAGGGACTTGGAAGGTTGGAAACCCACGTGTATCACGTACAGGAATTGGAACGTGTTGAATCAATGGTAACTCAATTTCAGCGAGGCGGAACCGATTTGCTTCTGGTTTGTCCAAATAAATATATTCACCGAGCAAATAGGTGTCTCCTAAATCATAGGACAGTGGCATCATAATTCCTTGTACCGGTTTCACGAGAGCTGTGACAGGGGTTTTGTTCAGGGCAAGTCCAGGAACCACAGAGCCTCCAGCGTCTGTTTGATAAAAACTGCTTCCTGTAATGGGCCACAATGCCGATCCTTCAAGAGAACCATCAACTGCACTAGCAGGAGTGCGAGAGTCAGTATAATAGACTCCTGTCAAAGGGCGAAACTGAATACTGACACGGATTTCATCGACGTGAATTGCATCAATAGGAAGGGCAGCTCCCAAGTCCCCACGACTAAACCAGAGGGGCAAAGGGATATAGACTTTCAATGGAGTTGGTGAATTTCCCAGAGAGGTCTCAGTAAATCCATTTTGGAGACGACCAATCATCAGATTTTTGCTGATAACTTTTTCCAGCGGAGTGTCAAATTCATCGAGAATTTCCAGCAAGCGCGTATCGATTTCTTCCACACGGGTTCCACCGATTTCCACAGTCAGTCGCTGAATGAGTGCGTGGCCGATACTATTGGTCCAGCCGAAACGAGGCCCACGAAATCCAGCACCGGCTGCGGCAATTGCCCTCGCTTGAGCGCTGTAAATATCGGGCAGAGTCACGACAAGAAGAAGTCGTGTAAGAAGCTCACCGAATCGTAAAATACGACATGTGGCCTGTGTGCCAAACTGGGGCTTTTGCTGAAAATCTAGACGTTGCCACTGGGTTGTGAAGCGACCTGCGCGGGTCAAGACACGCACATATGCTCCAACATCGCGCGGCCCATCTTTAGGGAGAAGTCGCATATCCTGTGGGCCACTATGGAGCAATCGCACGAGTGCCGCCACCATCCTACTTAGCTTCCTTGTAAAGCGTTATGGCTTTAGAAGGAAGATGTCTCTACGCTTTGGTCCGCTTGACTCTGGTCAAGCTTTGGTCGCTACGCTTACCAATGAAGCATTCCAGCACGCATCTGAGGGATGGCACATCCAAAGTAGCCACAGAAGAATTCGCCCATATCTACAGCCATATTTTTCTCAAACATATCCCAGAATTGATAGAGTGTAAAGAGAATCCCAACTACAGCAAATTGTGTTGCTACTGCTCCGAAAAAAACGTGCCAAAACGAATTCCACCCATCGGTGAATGGCCACCGCATTCCTACTATGAGCTAAACACCTTATTCACAATGCCATTCTGATATCTAACCCAGTTGATACATAAGCAATACACAACAACTTCAAATTCCAATTCATCCGTCTGAATGTTTGGCGATAGACTTGGTTGACGAACATCAATGCGGAGACGCACATCAGAGGAACGACTCGCATTCATCCATCCTGAAGGGTCGTGTCGTCCAGGACGCTCAGCAAAGGTGTAGCCATACACAAAATTATTGTAGCCTACAATACCTCCACGATGATTCTGTGAAATGTTACGACGGAAATAGTCGCCTTCAGCCTCAATAAATGGTGTTCCATTGACCCAAATGGATGCGCGGTCTAACATACTGGAAAATGGACGATACCGCGCATCATATTCCACTTCCAATGTATTGCTGTAATTGATCCATTCATTGTTGTTGCTCACTGCCTTGCGACGAATAAACCAGATGATTTCCTCCACAGGTCCATTGACTTCAAGAGGGAGCTGGAGACGAACTATTCCATTGGCAGGTGTATTCACCATATATTTCTTCGGCTCACCAAAGTAAAAGGGTTGAACCTCGCGATAGATTCGCTCAAAGGGGGCTTTGAGAAGGGCAGTGCGCAACTTGCCGTCAGTCATGACTCCATAGGTCACGAGACGAACATCAGTAAATTGCGGGACGGTTGTGGAGGCTTGAACGCTCAAGGTTCCACCCCCTGCCTTATTGAAGACAAAGGTCTTTCCAAGAGGGGTTTCATCACACGTGGAACGAGAACCACTCGCAGAACGCACAACTTCAGAAAAGGGTCTCAGTTGAATCTGGACACGAACCGTTCCTTCTTTACACGAAATCAGGGGGAAAAGCTCGCGAAGACGGACTCGCTGGAAACTGAACGGTAGAATCACCGTAATGTAGCCATTTGAGGTTGGAAAGGGAAGACGAGGAAGCACAGGAGCAATAGGGTCGGATTGTGCTGCGATTTGTTGTAGCGACAGACGGCCATAGGCATCAAGTCCAGCGCCGAACTGTGTATTAATATCAGAAAACAACAAGCTGAAACAGTTGCTGAAATTGTCATCTATTGACTCAAGAACTTGATCTTCCAGCAATAAGTCAGCTTTTGTGTAAAGACACGTGCCAAGACTATTGGTATAAAACCAAGCATCTTCTGGGTTGGCGTACGTCAGTGCACCTGTCTCTAAATCACAGAGAATCTCTTGAGGAAGCCAGTGACCAAGACGCACTTGAAGCGCAACAGTACCAATGAGGTCTCCTGCGTTGACGGAACCAAGCTCAAAGGTGAGACGGCCACCATATTCAGCAGAACCCTTGTGGACAAACTCTTGTGCCGTGAGACTAAATGGAAGTGTGCGACGGCTCTGAGTTCGTGTAAACCACGACTTTTCTGCCGAGAGAGGGAACATATCGTCATCCATCTCGTCGCGATCGGCGAGGTCGATGACAGTGGTGGAATCACCAAGAGGTCTTGCGCTATTGAGTTGCATCTGTACCTATCCTATTTCTTTGGCTCTAAATAGCGGGATTTCACATGTTCAAATCCTTTTAGAGTTGGCTTATGTGGCGGGGGAGGTGGCTGAATGGGGAGGGGATGAATGCGATACTTGCCAATGACAAGGTATGGGGGCGATGCGGAAGGCATCCTATTTTGTCTAGTTAGCATAAAGCTTTGGACAAGTCCAAAGCGCTAGGCCAATTAATTGGCGTACAGATTTAGATTTATCTAAATCTCTGGGCCAATTAATCTTATTAATTGGCGTACTCTAGGCCCCCACGACCATTACGAATTCTATAGAGAGCCCAAGATACACACACGCTTCTCATATCGGCTTGTTTGTATCCCAGAACAGGATTAATGTCAATATCACGCAAATCAATAGACAACATTGGTCTGTCCGCTGTTGTAAAATTTATACCCCCTGTTGGTTCACGAGCTGAAGGTGGTGTATCTTCTACACGCCAACCCAATCCCCAATTCATCACACAAATTGTGCGAGACGAATCACGCTCTTCTTTGAAAAAGGGAACAACATCTTGCCACACTTCAGGTTCCCAAGCTCCTTCACGAAGCTGTCCTGCGATAGTTAGCTTTATCGTATTGTAAAACTGTCCATCAGAACCCGCTCTTGAATTGGTGAAATCATACAAGCGATTT